AGAATGAGACTATTGCATCTCATACTTTTGATAATGCAAATACCAATCCAGGAGTTTGGTGTTCTACTCCATTCTTGCCTATTAGACTTGAGATAGAAAATGTAACTGGTGTTGCAGGAACTCATTATCTTTATCAAGGTTCCAATTCTCTTATCCAGGAAGGAGAACCAGAAAAACTTGGAACTCTTTTGAGCATATCAAATCCCATCACAGGGACAACGATGGCATCCGCAAACACATACTATCCAATTATAAGCATTCGTTTGAAATCTAATAATCTAACTGGTGTAATGCTCTTGAGATCATTACAGGCAGCAACTGATGACAATACGAATGTTTATTGGCAACTTCTACAAAATGCAACACTGACTGGAGGAACTTGGGTAAATCATCCCGATCCAAACTCTTTTATGCAGTATAATATCACTCAAACTGCAGTATCTGGTGGAAGTGATCTTTTGAGTGGTTTTGTAATTAATGGTAGTGGTGCGTTAGTTGATCTTGATGATAAAGCAGCACTTCAGTTAGGTAGAAGTGGCATTGGAACAATTAGTGACACTTATACACTTGTTTGTGCATCTCCAAACACCAACAAAAAAGCACTTGCAGTATTGAACTGGATTGAACAAAGGTAATTTTTATTACTTAATATAAACTTTTTGTTCGGATTACAACAAAAATAATACCACTTTAGTATTAATATTATACTGTAAAGTATACATATTAAATCCTAAAGGTAATTCTAATGGACTCTAAAATTTGCCCAAAATGTGGTGCTACTTGGATAAACAATCAGCACTACTGGGCAGGCACACAAAAGCAAGGTAATGAATCAGAACTTGCTAGTTTAGTTTGTGATAAGTTTGGAGACGATACTTGTATCAATCCCTTAAAAGGGACTACAGACGGTAATGGATGGTCTAAGAGACTACATAGTATGGAAGGTCTTGAAAAGGAATTAAAAAGAATAGATGACTGATAGTGTATATCTTGGTAATCCTAATTTAAAAAAAGCAAACACTCCCATAGAGTTCACACAAGAGCAAATTGAGGAGTTTATTAAATGTAAGAACGATCCTGTATATTTCGCAAACAATTATATTAAGATCGTTTCTCTTGATGAGGGATTAACTCAATTCCATCCTTATCATTTTCAGGAAAGATTAATTGAAAGATTCCATGCGAATCGTTTTAATATTTGTAAGATGCCTAGACAGACAGGTAAGTCTACCACTGTAGTTTCTTACCTTTTACATTATGCAGTGTTTAACGATAGCGTCAATATTGGTATTCTTGCTAACAAAGCAGCGACTGCTAGAGAACTTTTAAGTAGGTTACAGACTGCTTATGAAAATCTACCCAAATGGATGCAACAGGGTATCATATCTTGGAACAAAGGTTCTTTGGAGTTGGAAAATGGATCAAAGATTCTGGCTGCTTCTACGTCTGCAAGTGCTGTCCGAGGCATGTCATTCAATATCCTCTTTCTCGATGAGTTCGCTTTCGTTCCAAACCATATCGCAGATTCCTTCTTTGCATCTGTTTATCCTACTATTACTTCTGGTAAGAACACAAAAGTAATTGTAGTATCAACGCCACACGGTATGAACCACTTCTACCGAATGTGGCATGATGCAGAGAAAGGTAAAAATGAATATGTACCAACAGATGTTCATTGGTCTGAAGTTCCTGGTAGAGATGAGAAGTGGAAAGCATCTACTATTGCAAACACTTCAGAACAACAGTTTAAAGTTGAGTTTGAATGCGAATTCTTAGGATCAGTTGATACTCTTATCAATCCAAGTAAACTAAGAACATTAGTTTATGACAATCCAATCAAAAGAAATGCTGGATTGGATGTGTATGAAGAATCAAAAAATAACCATGACTATGTTATTACCGTTGACGTAGCAAGAGGAGTTAGTGAAGATTACTCAGCATTTGTTGTAATAGATATTACTCAATTCCCTCATAGGATAGTTGCAAAATATAGAAACAATGAAATCAAACCGATGTTGTTTCCAAACATCATTTATGAGGTAGCAAAGAATTATAATGGAGCATATATTCTTTGTGAAGTTAATGATATTGGAGATCAGGTAGCATCATTGCTTCATTATGATTTAGAGTATCAGAATGTGCTCATGTGTTCTATGCGTGGCAGAGCAGGACAGATTGTTGGCCAAGGTTTTTCTGGAAAGAAAACCCAACTTGGAGTTAAGATGTCCAAGACTGTTAAAAAAGTTGGGTCACTCAATCTAAAGACCATGATTGAGGAAGATAAACTTATATTTAATGATTATGAGATAATTGCAGAACTTACTACATTCATCCAAAAGAATAATTCATTTGAAGCAGAAGAAGGATGTAATGATGACCTTGCTATGTGCCTTGTAATCTATGCTTGGTTAGTTGCACAAGATTACTTTAAAGAACTAACCGATCAGGACATAAGAAAGCGTTTGTATGAAGAGCAAAAGAATCAGATTGAACAAGATATGTCACCATTCGGATTTGTTGTTGATGGATTAAATGATGAGGGATCATTTGTAGATAATACTGGAGATAGATGGTTTACTGATGAGTATGGAGATATGGCGTATATGTGGGAGTATAGATAATGGATTTAGATGATCAATTTCAAATAGAACATTTATACCTTACAGAAAGAACATGTAAATCTTGTGGAGAAACTAAAAATTTAATTGATGGGTTTTATAGAACAAGAAAAAATAAATATAATTCTTCGTCATACTCATATGAATGTAAAGAATGCACTATAAAGCGGGTAACTATAAGTAGAATAACTACTAAAATTTTTAATAGATGGGAATATCCTGACTGGTAAATTGTTCATGCACTGTTTCAGCACTTGAAAATATACTTTTTAATAAATATTTTTTAGTTAAACTGAGTAAAACAGGAGAAAAACATGGCGACTCCTCAATTATCTCCAGGCGTACTCGTCAGAGAGGTTGATTTAACAGTAGGAAGAGCTGATAATGTTTTAGATAATATCGGAGGATTTGCGGGTCCTTTTGCCATCGGCCCGATTGAGGAACCAATTGACATCACTACTGAGCAAGAACTTATCAATGTCTTTGGTAAGCCAATTTCAACCGATGGGCAATACGAGTACTGGATGAGCTGCTCCTCTTTCCTAAGTTACGGAGGAGTTTTAAAGGTTGTTAGAACAGATGGAGACAACCTAAAAACCGCTAACGCAAAACTAGACACTGATGGTCAAACATCAATTGTTGGTGATGCAACTCTAAAAATTAAGAACTTTGACGACTACGAATTAAACCATGCCGACGAAGTTGCAAACTATGTTTTTGCTGCAAAGTCACCAGGATCTTGGGCAAACACTCTAAAAGTTTGCGTAATTGATGATAGAGCAGATCAAATCCTAACCGTATCTAACATTGGTATTGCTACCGTTGGGTATGGTGTTACAGTTTCACTTAATGGTGTAGTTTTAGCAGGTGCAGGTACAACTTCTGCTCTTGATGGATACCTAAAAGGAATCATTACTGAAAAAGATGCTACCGCAGGTACTATCTCAGTAAAAGTTACTTCAAGAGTTTCTGCTGCAGGAACCGAAACCCCTGTTGATTACAGCGCATTAAACCAAGCATCATCATTCAGACCAAGTAATGCAATTCATGTTATTAATTCTTCAGGAGCTTCTGTTGGAGTAGTAACTGTTGGATCTTCTGCAGTTTCTGCAAAAGATTGGTATAATGAGCAAGTTTTAGAACTTGAAAATACAACTATTTTCTGGAGTTCAATTGCACCAAAACCAGGAACTTCTAGATTCTCTGTAGATAGATCTGGTAGAAGCGATGAAATGCACATTGTCGTATTTGACGATACTGGTGCAGTAACTGGAATTCAGGCAAATATTCTTGAAAGACACATTGGTATTTCAAAGGCAAGAGATGCTATCTCTGCAGTAAATTCTCCACAAAGAATTTTCTGGAAAGATTATGTTGCAACTTATTCAGATAATCTATATGTTGGCGATAATCCATCAGATGGATCTGGAAATGAAGATGTTGTACAAACTGGATTCTCATCATCCTTTGTAGGTCTAACCACCGCACAAGGTCTCTGGAATCAACCTGCACAGGGTATAACTTTCTCCTCAATCGGTAACGTTTCTTATACACTACTTGGTGGACAAGATTATAGTCCTGCTGGAGGAATGTCTGCTACCCTCGGAAATCTAATTACTTCTTACAGAATCTTCAATAACAAAGAAGAAGTTCCTGTAGATTACCTAATCATGGGACCTGGACTTAATAATAAGTTTGAGTCACAAGCAAAGGCACAAGAACTAATTTCTATTGCTAATGGAAGACAGGATTGTGTTGCTGTTATTTCTCCTCACAGAGCAGACGTAGTAGACATTACAAATTCTGATACACAAACAGATAATATTGTTGAGTTCTTTAGTCCTCTACTTTCATCATCTTATGCAATCTTTGATAGTGGATATAAGTACACTTACGATAG